AGATAGAAGTAACGGAATTCTTCAAAAGACTTGAAAAGTTTTGTTCAGATAAGCCGGAAAAGATTTCAGATGACATTACAAAATGTCATGTGTGTGCAATAAGGGATTTTTGTTATAGCCCACCAGACCATTTTAGAGAGAATTGTAATCTCAGAGAAGTTATTTGGTTTGTTGAAAACTTATCAGAAAAGAAAGGGAGTGAAAGCATACCTGGACATAATTTCAATCATTTTACAGGAAAGAAAAAGCCGTTTTTAATACAAAAACGGAAGAAAAAGGATAAAAAGAAGCGAGTTCACCAGAACAAATATGGGGAGGTGAAAGGGTGAGCGAACAGCAGTTAAAAGAAATTAAGGTTGTAGTTACATACACCGACGGTTATCAGAGCCGCTTTACAGAGGCTTGTCTCCGCCAGTTGGCCAAGAGAAAGCCCGTACCGCTTCCGGCGGCCGAAGAAACGGCTGAACCGGGCCGGAAATACGCTTAAGGAGGTGAGGGCATGGCAAAAGCAAAGAAGCCGACAGACGAGCAGGCAATGCTGATCGCAAAGGCCGGATTGATGGTCAAGGACTGGCTTGTCCTGTGGGAATCACAAACTATGATGTGTCTGGTGCACCGCACGGATGGCCACATCAGACAAATCGAGATTTAAGGAGGAAATGGAGTATGTATATTGACCCGTTTTGGGCCGGGGTGGCTGCTACGCTCCTGGCAGAGGTGGCAGCAATCACAGCATTAGTTATCATCAAGGTAAAAAAAGAAATCGGAGGTAAAGAGTAATGTGCCAGTTTAAGAGCGGGATTATCTTAAAAAATAAAATCGTTGTCGCTCCAGGAAAGGATGACAGCCATTCAAACCTCCTGGAATCTCTCGGTATCCAGGACGACTACATCGGAGCATCTAAGACGTTTGTACGAGCGGAATTGGTTCCAAAAAATAATGAGTGGTGGATCAGTCCGGAAGAACACCCGGAAAAATGGACGTTTGTGGTTGACCAGGATATTGTGCCAGAATGGTTTTGCAAAGAAGAATCAGAAAAAGAATTCCGGGCGGCTGTTTGTACTTGGTGGAAATCTCATATACTTGTAGACCAGAAATTGGAAAAGCTCGAATCTGGATATTATAGATTGAAACGCTGCGAGGTTAAGAAGCTGCTTAACGATGTAATGGCTGATCTGTATGATTCCGAGGTCGGCGAGATGCGGGGAAGCTCCCAGGTCGGCGTGATGCGGGAAAGCTCCCAGGTCGGCGTGATGCGGGGAAGCTCCCAGGTCGGCGTGATGCGGGAAAGCTCCCAGGTCGGCGTGATGTGGGAAAGCTCCCGGGTCGGCGAGATGCGGGAAAGCTCCCAGGTCGGCGTGATGCGGGGAAGCTCCCGGGTCGGCGAGATGCGGGAAAGCTCCCGGGTCGGCGAGATGCGGGGAAGCTCCCAGGTCGGCGAGATGCGGGGAAGCTCCCGGGTCGGCGAGATGCGGAGAAGCTCCCAGGTCGGCGTGATGCGGGAAAGCTCCCAGGTCGGCGTGATGCGGGAAAGCTCCCAGGTCGGCGAGATGCGGGGAAGCTCCCAGGTCGGCGTGATGCGGGGAAGCTCCCAGGTCGGCGAGATGTGGGAAAGCTCCCGGGTCGGCGAGATGCGGGAAAGCTCCACAGCGAAAGACTATAAAAATTATCCTAAAATTAAAATCTGGGTATCCCCAGAAGGAAACTTTGAAATGCTTACATATGTAAATAAAACTGAATAAAAAATCCCCATTGGTACCGGAAATACCAACGGGGAAAGGCACAATAGCTAAGTGAGGTAGCCATTGCAGAAATTATCATACCATAATTTCCTGTGATTGGCAAGAACAAATGTTCGTTAAATGGAGGGAATTATGAATAAAGAAAATAAAGTATCCTGGGACAACTTGGAACAGTTTTTTGCAGTAGAGGTGATTGAGCAGTCCAAAAGAAACGCAAAGAGGTGGTTTGTGGCATGGCTTGTCACTCTGTCGGCGCTGATCGGGACAAACGCAGCATGGATCTATGTGGCGCAGTCTTATGAGTATATATCCCAGGATGGAAGCGGCCAGAACAACATTAACACTGGCACACAGGGAGACATCACACATGGGACAGAGAATGAAAATTAAAAAGAACGGGAAAAGCCGTGGAATCAAAAGGAAGAGGAGGAAGAAGAAAAATGCATGATATCAGTAAGATGCGCCAGGCCCGGAAGAGACAGAAACTTTTCCGGGCGGCAGTAAGGTGGATGACCATAGCGGTGCTGTTTGGCCTGTCCTGGTTTGGCCTGTGCGTCCTTCTGGCACCTTACATGATGCTGAGACTTGCCGTATTCTTTTCCGGCATGATGTTGATTCTGGCCGCGAAATTTTTAGAGGAGGAAGCATGAGCAGAAGAAGAAATGGAACCAACCAGGCAATGATCCAGCTCGGCCTTAATCGGTATAAGCTGGGAAAGAAAAAGCGCCCTGGAGTGGCAACTCCGGTGGGCGCAGAAAAAATAACTTACAAGGGTAAGTATAGCAGATAGGAGAGGGGATATCAATGGCAAGTAAAGAGATTTTGACGTTTTTGTCAAAGGAGGAGCATGAGTATATCGTTGGTCTTGTACAACGGGATATCTTCTATGAGAGGACAAACGAGCCAATTTCCCTTAAAGACAAATGCCGGATCTGGATAAAACTGGAGGATGCGAAAGAGAAAAATGAATAATATGTTGGACAGATGCGATGCCTGTGGTGCGTATCTGGAGGAGGCTGGCCGATTGTGCTGGAGGTGTCGGGACAAGGCCATCCAGCGGATGCGCAAACAGCGCACGGAATACGAATCAGAATTTGAAAAATCAGTGGATCTGGAGGAAATATATGAACTTATATGAAATTGATGCCGCTCTCATGGCGGCATATGAAAATGCAGTAGATATGGAGACCGGGGAAATTTTAGATAATGAAGCCTATGCCGCCATTGATGGTCTCGAAATGGCCCTGGCTGAAAAGACGGAGAACATCTTGCTGTGGATTAAGAACCTTTCTGCCGAGGCTGAAGCCCTTAAGGCAGAGAAAATGTCCTTTGATGCTCGCCAGAAAAGGGCAGAAAGAAAAGCGGAAAGTCTGAAGCGCTATGTATCTAAAGCCCTTGAAGGTAAAAAATTTAAGACAGATCGTGTAGAAGCATCGTGGAGAAAATCAGAGTCTGCTGAGTTTGAAGGAAACGTAATGAGTCTCCCGGAAAATTGCATCAGAGTGAAAGAGCCAGAGGTCAACAAGGCAGAGCTTAAAAAGCTACTGAAGGCCGGCCAGAAAATTGAAGGGGCCTGGCTTGTAGAAAAACAGAACTTGCAGATCAAATAGGGAGGTCAAACATGGAGAAAAAAAATATCTATGAGACCATTACCGCAGTCATGGAAGAAATTGGGGCTATTGGCAAGAACAGTAAAAACAATCAGCAAAATTTTATGTACCGTGGAATAGACGCGGTAATGAATGCGTTAAGCCCGGCGTTTGTAAAGCACAGACTTTTTATCGTCCCAGAAGTTTTAGAACAAAAACGAGAAGAACGGCAGACAAATAAAGGCGGGAATCTTATTTATTCCATCTGCCGAGTAAAGTACACATTTTACGCCGAAGATGGGTCCTCTCTTACCGCCGTAACAATAGGAGAAGGAATGGACAGCGGGGATAAGGCTACAAACAAAGCTATGAGTATAGCGTTTAAATACGCCTGTTTCCAAGTGTTTTGCATCCCAACAGAAGAAATGAAAGACCCAGATAGTGATACTCCGGATCCATCAGCACCTATATATGCCACGGATGACATGAGGAAGAAATTTATTGAAGAATGCACAAGAATCGGGAAACCGAAGTCGGCTATTTTGAAAGTAATTGGGGCAAGGAGCTTAGCTGAACTGACGGTTGAACAGTATGAGATTGCTATGCAGAGTTTCTCCCGTACTCCATCTAAGGACCAGAGCACTCCTGTTCCCGGAACGGTTCCTCCAGATGGAGAGAATAAGGACACTCCCTGGAAATAGGAGCGTGATTAAATGGAGTGTACAGGTAAACTGAAATCTGTATCAAAAAACTGGATCAGTAGGAAATGGGAAGTAACGTTTGAAATCAACGAGGACATAACTGCATCCATAGATAAAATCCGGGATAAGCTGCTTAATTTAACAGCAAAAATACACCGGGAAAAGCGGAGCCTGGATGCCAATGCATATGCCTGGGTGCTGATGCAAAAGATTGCAGAGGCCATACATACTGACAAGTGGTCCGTTTATTTGATGATGCTGGAGCGATACAGCCCTGTTTTTACACATATCATCGTAAGGCCAGAGGCGGTAGAGCGTGTCAAGGGCGAGTGGAGGACTGTTAAAGTCCTCGGCCCCATACAGGTCAACGGAAGCTCCGGGATCCAGCTGCAATGCTATTTTGGCTCCAGTACCTTTGACTCTAAGGAGATGGCCAGTTTTATCGACGGAATCGTATCAGAGTGCAAGGAAATGGGGATTGAGACCTTGCCGCCGGATGAAATTGAACGAATGAGAAGGGAGTGGGGAATCTGAAAAAGCTGTGGAGCATCTTTACGGACGATATGGACCATTGCTATTTTACTGGGTCTCTCCAGATTGAGAGACATCATGTATTTGGAGGAGCCAACCGGTCCAGATCCGAAAAGTATGGATATGTAATCCCACTGAGATATGACATGCATCCTAACGGGGCAAGGTTCAGACCTACACCAGAGAACAAGAAACTTGATGGATACCTTAAGGCTGCGTGTCAGCGTGATTATGAGAGCAAGCACGGAACCCGGCAACAGTTTGTTTCCGAGTTCGGAAAATCCTATTTATAGCCTTCTGGTGGCGGAATAATATGTCACAGTATTAGATGCCATTTATATTACTCCTGGTCCGGCATAAGCCGGGCCGGAAAGGAGGAGGAATGAAACAAAGGAAAGATTTTGATGCTGTAAAGTCCAGAGTCTATAACTGCATAGGTACTGGATCAGAGAATGCTGTGAGCCGATATGAGTTGACCATTTTGACAGGATATCATGACCGCTTGGTCAGAGCAGCAATCGAAAGTTTGAGAAAAAAACACTCCATCATAGAGCTCCACAATGGGAGTGGATATTATAAACCATCCAGGACGGCCCAGGGAGCCGTAGAAGCGGCTGAATGGATACGGAGGCAGAATAACAGGGCAAGAGCCATAAAAGCCTCTACAAAGGGATCTGAGCGTTTTATAAAGAGCATGCAAAATATGATTCCTGGACAAATGGAAATGTTTGGAGGAGGAAATGGATAATGCGGAGCGGGACAGCCTCATATTTTACCGTAGTTTTGCGAAAGCAATCAAGCGGCTGCCGGAAGCCGAACAGCTAAAGGCTCTATGGGCCATCGTTGATTACGGCTTGGACGGAACAGAGCCAGAAGAAGAGGGCCTGTATATGGTTGCCTATGATATGGCAAAACCTCAAATTGACGCCAATATCAAGCGCAAAAATGATGGAAAAAAGGGTGGAAGGCCGTCGATAAAAACCAGTGGTTATGAAAATGAAGAAAATATAAAAACCAGTGGTTATGAAAATGAAAAACCTAATGTAAATGTTAATGTAAAGGAAAATGTAAATGTAAAGGAAAAAGAAAATATAAAAGAATTATGCCCGGAGCTGGAAACATCCACTCCGGCCAGCCCTACATTTGCACAAATCCCTTTGAATGACGGATCCCTGTACAACGTGACGGAGAACGACGTGGACGAGTTCCAGCAGCTCTATCCGGGCATAGATTGCAGACAAGAAATCCGTAATATGGTTGGATGGTCAATGGGGAATCCTTGTAACCGCAAAACGAAAAGAGGCATCAGACGATTTATCCACAGTTGGTTGTCCCGATCACAAAATAGAGCCCCAACGCAACCAAAAGCGTATTCTAAACCCGCAAAAAACAGATTTGACAATTTTGAGAGTCGGGAAAATAACTATGAGGCGATGATCTGGGATGATATCAAAAACAGGAGGGAGACCAGTGATAATCCGTAATGTAGCAGAGGCAAAAAAGAAAATTAAGATCGGATCAAAGGTCACGATAATGACCCAAAAGGGAAGCGCAAAGGACTCTTTGTACGCAGTTAAGACTGGGGTACAAAGAAAAGCGACAGTTATCGGCATTTACGAGCATTTTGTCCATGTACAGCTCAAGAGCGGGGTGTGCGAGAGCGTACTGTGGGCGGATTTAATTAATGCTAGTGAGGAGGATAAGCGATGATTAAAGACAGCGGAGACCGTACACAATTTGACACCGGAGCTGTCCGGGATATGCACGCCGGTAAGGGGAGGATGGATCTCCTTCCTCTGTCGGCGCTGATCGAGTTGTCAAAGCACTGCGAGGAGGGGGCCTTAAAGTATGGGGAACACAACGTAGATAAAGGAATCCCGCAGCACAGTCTTTGCGATTCTGCCATACGGCACCTGGTCAAGTATATGCGGGGGGACACGGACGAGCCCCATCTGAGGGCGGCCGCCTGGAATCTTATGTGGGCGCTGAACCAGACAGTGGAGCATCCGGAATTGGTAGATGTGCCGTGGAGAAACGGTTGTGAAGTGGGGGAGAATTTTAACAATTTGAAACGGCACTTAGAATCCTCAAAATAGATTCTCCCGGATGATCGACACCTGAAAATGGATCATATGTCCTGGTATCATTTGAAAATTTTGATCATCCAGATATCGGAAGGTACGAGGGCAACGATGAGGGAGGGAAGTTTTATATGGGATACGGATATTACCCATGCAAAAGCTATGGGCTGATTGTCAATGCCTGGATGCCGTTGCCAGAACCGTATAAGGGGAAGGAAGCGAAGAGTGAGACAGTATAAGAATATTGCCAAAGTAAAGGCGATAGAGCGAAAGAACCGGGAACGGCTGCTGAAAATCAATCCAAACCTGGATGATAACAGTGGAATCTATTTTCTGACCCGGACCGATGAAAACGGAATCAATTATTTTTACATAGGCCAAGCAGTACATATCATGCAGCGGATGTGTAGTCATCTCACTGGATACCAGCACATAGATCTCAGCCTCAAAAAGCGAGGATTCCAGAGCGAGGAGAATCCTTACGGATGGAAAATCGGGATCCGGCATTACCCGGAATCAGAATTAGACAAGTGGGAGCAATATTGGATCCTGGAATACACGAGGCGCGGCTATCAGTGCCGATACAACAAGACCGCCGGAGGACAGGGAGAGGGAAAAGAGAAAATCAATGACTTCCGCCCGGCAAAAGGATACCGTGACGGGCTGGCCCAGGGGAGGAAAAACATGGCAAGGGAACTTGGACATATTATCACCACCCACTTATCCGTAAATCTGAAGCCGGAGAAGCAGAATAACAAGGTATCTCAGAGGGCTTTTGAGAAGTTCAATGAGCTTTTGGAGGAAGGAAAATGACATTCAAGGAATTTGAAACATGGTATGAACAAAGAAATTGTAATGGGCATTTGAGCGCATTAGAAAAAATAGGATGTAGTTGTATTATTGAAATAGTACACAAAAAATGGTTTTGGAAAAGAGAAAAGTTTTGGAAAGACAATTATGCAAGTGATGTTATGGAACTGGTTGTGAATCCGATTGAAAAGAAGATTGAGAAATTAAGGAGATGCAACGAATGAAATATATAGCTTCGTGGTCTGGGGGCAAGGACAGCACAGCAAGTATTATTCTGGCACATGAGCATAACGAACCTCTTGATTTGATAATCTTTTCCGAGGTTATGTTTGATGAAAATACCAGCGGCGAACTTCCAGAGCATATTGACTTTATCAAGAACAAGGCAATTCCGAAGTTTGAGGAATGGGGATACGAGGTAAAGATCCTTCATTCCAAAAAGACCTATTTGGATTGTTTTCATCATATTGCAACCAAGGGGAAGCGAATAGGAAGAAAGCTGGGTTTTCCTATGGCGGGAAAATGCTTAATCAATCGTGATTGCAAAATTCCGCAGATAAGAGATTTCCTGAATGGTTACGCAAAAGATTTTACCCAATATATAGGAATTGCTATTGATGAGCCTGTCAGAATGGAGCGTATCGTAAATTCTGGAAACAAAGTATCTTTGCTTGAAAAATACGGATATACGGAGAAAATGGGATTTGAGTTATGCAAGAAATACGATTTATTATCCCCTATTTACCGATTTACGAACCGTGGCGGTTGTTGGTTCTGCCCCAATATGCGACGTGAGGAATTAAAGCATCTTAGAACAAACCATAGAGATTTATGGGACAAACTTCTGAAACTTGAAAATGAACCGAACCTTATCGGTAACAAATGGAATATGCTTACCAACACTAGCATTCATGACTGGGAGGAACGGTTCTTTTGGGAAGAGCAGCAGATGACAATATTTGATTTTATGGAGGAAAAGAATGAGTGAAAAACTTAAACCATGTCCGTTTTGCGGCGGAGAAGCGTCTTTGAGTGTAGATACAGAAGCGGTAAGAGACACAGAAAACAGATTGTGGGCGTATCAGATAACATGCAATAAATGTTCTTCAACAACCGGATTGTGTTGGTCTGATGAAATGGCGGTCAAAGCATGGAATAGGAGGGAAAATGAGCAGAACTAATTTCAACAAATTTATCTACGGAAAACAGGTTAATTCTTGTGGCAAATTTGTCATGTGCGGAAGTAAGAAGAAAAGCCGGAGGATTAAGAGGGGAAAATAAGCGAAGGTGGGGTGGATAAGTATACGGACGAGGGAAAAGACACTCATTGACCTGGAAGTATTTCCAGGAGACGAGGGCAGATTAAAGGAGCGCTGCCGGGACTTGAAGCCGGGGGAGTATTCCGTCCTCTACAACTGCGCAAAAAGCGCGGCTCCTGGCCTCGAGAAGGCTGTATGCGAGTCTATTACCAAAGAGGGCGAGGGATACCGCACACTGATAAAAAAAGGCTGGAACATCCCTGTTACGGAGGACGATTTTTACTCATACAAGCGCGGCACAATGGCCAAATTTTACCACTGGCTCCGCATGACGGGACAGTGGAAGGGCTGAAAATGTGAGGAGAGGTAGCACGCGGAATTGTGGTAAAATTAAGATAAAGGAATGAGAAGATGAATCTTAATTTGACGCTTAAAAAACTTCAACGTGCGATCCTCTCCACTGGCCTTATTGTCAAAATCGGAACCAGTCAATTTTATAGCCCGGAGCAGGGGCGCATGATAACCATGTGGATATTGTCGACGCCTACACTCCAGGAAACGCGAAACGGTTGGCGGATGAGGGACTATGAGATATTGCGGACGGCGAGTGCGGTTGAGGCGGTGAAGTGTCTGGCGGATGTGTGGGAGCAAATAAGAGAGTGAAAGATATGAATAATCATGCATACATTGATATTATTCATAAAATTCCAGGATATTCGCAATCAACGTGCAAAAGAGATAAGAAAAAAATCAAGAAAATCATGGAAGAATATGAATACGATTCTGATTATATCGAAAATGTCAGTAACGATTTTTGCGAGGGGTTTAATGCCGCTAAAGACATTATTGTAAAAATGTTGTCCGATAAACACTGGGAACAGACGAAAGGATGGAAGAATGGATAATCCAGAATTTACAATCAAGGCGGAGCCGTTTTCCTGGGATGATAACTTTTCTGAGGTGGCGTTGGAAGATTTCTCGCGGATCCAGAACAATCTGCCCTATGTAATGTCACAGAATATTGGGATGGCACTGGCAAAACTTAAGATGCTCGAAGAGGCTGCTGCGGAAAAGAAGAAACCGGATGCGCCCGACGGATTTGTAACCGTAGACTTCCCAGAAAGCTGTTTAAACTGTGATTTCTGCCACGAGCGCGACTATGATAACAGGCAGATGATACAGGGGAAAAGGTTTTGCGGGATCGAAAACGTAGAAGTGGATCGATTCTGCTCTTATGAGAGACCGGGAAAACCGGATTGGTGTCCGGTGAAGAAATTTCCAGAAAAATGCCCGATGCAAACGGAATCCGGAAAGCGTGTGATAGATTGGATGTATAACGCCGGGTGGAATGCTTGTGTGGACAAAATGATCGAAGGTGGTGGATAAATGCTTACACCAAAGCAAAAGGCGTTTGCGGATGAGTATTTAAAATGCGGGAGGGAATATGGAAAATCAAAATAGAAGTAAAGAAGATGAAGTTGCCCTTCAAGCATTGAGGGAAATGATAAATTTCTATGATACTAGGCACTTCTATGTACACAGATACAAAGATGTTGTTGATCCAGAGCTGGTAATTATTGATGCATATATCTGTATATGTCATGAAAAGACAACTAAGGTACAGAAAGAGGCAGCATATGAACTTTTAAAGCGCCTTGTGAAGGAAGATACACTAGATAACTGGTTGGAGGGAAGCGCTACGGTATGTGACCGAAATGATAGATATGTGTTGCACTGGAAACGGGCTGTTGTTAAGCGCGGAAAGTGTGAAAAATGCGGACGCACAGAACATCTGGAGGCACATCATAAAATACCGTGGGCGATATATCCAAAGGGAAGAATCGACTTAAATAACGGGGCGTGTCTCTGTGATGAATGTCATGCAGAGGAACACAAAGATCAGCTTCCTTATGCAATGATGATGAGCAGAATAAGAAAAAGGCAGGCGGTTGGTAGTGGGTAATGTGGGAAGACCTCCAAAATATAAAAGCAAAGAGGAAATAGAAGAAAAAATTGAACAGTATTTCAAGGACTGCGAAGGCCGCCCACTCACTGACGACGAAGGGAACCAGATATACAACAAATGGGGATATCCTGTTATCGTTGATAAGAGGCCACCTACGGTGACGGGGCTTGCCCTTGCGCTGGGATTTACAAACAGACTTTCTCTGCTTAGATACCAAGGAAAGAAAGAATTTTGTGACACGATTACGCGCGCGAAAGCTAGAGTTGAGCAGTACGCCGAGGAACGGCTATTCGATAAGGACGGAACCAGTGGCGCACAATTCAGTTTGCGGAACAATTTCAAGGGGTGGGACGCAGATAAGAAGGAAGAAGAAACAGATGCCGGCGGCATTGTTATCGTGAATAATATACCAAGGCCGGGAAAGGAGTAAAGATATGATTATTACAGGAATGAAGCATTTTGAAAGTGTTTGCCAGAAGAAACTGGTGGAGTGGTACAACAAAAACAGACCCGAAACACCAATCGATTTAGGAGATGTATTTATTGTTTGGAGCTGTAAGACATTGCAGAATTACAAATGTCTGGCTTCTACTACGGTTTCTGGTGATGGTATTTATGCAGAATACACATTCAATGGAGACAAGCAGGAACTCTATGAGGATGTTTATAAGAAACTTACAAATACCTGTCATGTGGAAGAATGATGCCTGACGAAATCCAGCTTACAGACATCATAGCCCCCGCCTTTTACCCCGTCCACTGGGACATACTGGATGGCAAGCACACTTATTATACGTGCTATGGCGGTCGCGGTAGCTGTAAATCCTCTTTCATCTCCGTGGAAATCGTACTGGGTATGATGCAGGACGCAAAGGACGGCATTTTCAGCAACGCGGTAGTATTCCGTAAGGTGGGGAATACCCTTCGGGAATCCGTGTTTGAACAGATTGCATGGGCGATTGACGCACTGGGAGCCAATGACCTGTGGGCCTCCAGCGTCAGCCCCATGCAGTATGTATATAGGCCCACGGGGCAGAAAATCATCTTCCGGGGGCTGGACAAGGCAAAGAAAACGAAGTCCATCAAGACCAGCCGGGGATATTTTAAATACCTCTGGCTGGAGGAATTGGATGAGTTCTCCGGAATCGAAGAAATACGTACAGTACAGCAGTCCATTCTTCGCGGTGGCAGCAAGTTTGTAGTTTTTAAATCCTTCAATCCCCCTATTAGTCGTAGTAACTGGGCAAATGTGTACATCAACGAGCCGAGAAAGGACAGTTACAGGCACAAGAGCGATTATACAAGCGTTCCGGCGGATTGGCTGGGAGACCAGTTTATAGCCGACGCCGAGCATTTAAAGGCCACAAATGAGCGGGCATATCGCCACGAGTACCTGGGCGAGCCGGTGGGGCTGGGAACCAATATCTTTGACATGCTGGAGATCCGCACGATAACCGATGAGGAAATCCAGACATACCAGTCAATCTATCAAGGGCAAGACTTCGGATGGTACCCGGACCCGAAAGCCTTTATCCGGGCCGCCTATGTGCCCAATAAGGAGCAGATTGTCCTACTGGATGAGCTGGGCGGGTGCAAGATAAGGAACGCAGATATGGCGCAGATGATAAAGGACAAGGGATATGATGATTATGCCCTATTATGTGGCGTGGACGAACAGGAAAGCATTGTGGATCTTCGGGACGCCGGGATCCCGGCCAGAAACGCCATTGTAACTCCGGGAAGCCGGAAATACACGTTTGAGTGGTTGCAGTGCCGGACGATTGTTATTGACCCGGCCAGAACGCCGCGGGCGTACAAGGAAATCACAGAATATGAGCACGAAGTAGACGGCAACGGAGAAGTGATTGCTGATTACCCGGACGGCAACGATCACTGGATCGACGCCCTCCGCTACGCAATATCTCCGATGGCTATGAGGAGAGGACACAGCGCATAATGGGAATTATCGCAACAGTAAAAAGGTGGATAGGGATGATATTTAAAAAGCAGGCTGAGAAAGATTTTAAAGTAAAAGACACCACATCCGCACAGATGATGGCAAAGATTACGGAGTGTGCCAATATCTACCGTGGCGCTCCGTACTGGGTAGACCTGGAGAACCGGATCAAGACTATTAATTTTGCAAAATCTGTATGCTCCGAGACAGCTCGGCTTGTTACTTTGGGAATTAAGATACAGATCGACGGAGGCGCCCGCGGGACGTGGTTACAGGAGCAGATTGATAATGCGTACTTTAACCTGCGTCATTGGGTAGAGTATGGCTGTGCTTATGGGACAGTCATTATCAAGCCAAACGGTGGCGGGCTTGATATGTTTACCCCTATGGATTTTATTGTGACAGAGCAGGACGACAACGGAAATATTACGGGCATTGTCTTTAAGGATGGGTATACGGATAACGATAAGCATTATACACGTCTGGAGTATCACAGATTTATTGAGACGAGGACGGAATCTGGTGTGATATATCCGTATGTGATATCTAATAGAGCGTATGTATCAAGGAGCAGCGAATCCCTCGGCGACCCTATCCCGCTGGCGCAGACAAAATGGGCTGATTTGCTGGACGAGACGCCGCCGATTTTAAAAGGCGGAAACGAAAGGCTTGATTCTCCCATGTATGGAGTGTTCCGGACGCCTTCGGCAAACAATATAGACCTTTCCTCCCCGCTGGGGATGCCAATATACGCGGAAGCCATCGAGGAAATGAAGGACCTTGACATTGCATACAGCCGGAATGCTGGCGAGATATATGACAGCGAAAAGATTATCCTGGCAGATGATCGGCTGATGTTTGATAGTGGAAAGAATCTTAATGGGCGTGTAGCAGATGTAAAACTGCCACATTATGTCAAGAATGTGTTTGGTAACAGCCCAGAGGAGTTTTACCAGGAAATCACCCCGCAGCTTAACACAGATACAAGGCTTTCCGGGATCAATGCCCTTCTGTCTCAGATCGGGTACAAATGTGGTTTTTCAAATGGATATTTCGTGTTCAATGAATCTTCCGGGATCCAGACGGCAACAGGCGTTGAAGCAGAGCAGCAGAGAACAGTCCAGTTTATCAAGGATGTCCGGGACAAACTGGAAAGCTGTTTGAATGATGCCATCTATGCCTTAAATGTATATGCAGACCTTTACAGCCTTGCCCCTGTGGGAACCTATGAAGTGGTATATGACTTCGGGGACATCCTATATTCCCACGAAGCTGACAAACAGCAGTGGTATGCTTATGCAGTACAGAACCGAATCCCGTTTTGGTATTATCTGATGAAATTTGAAGGATTTACTGAGGAAGAGGCCAGGGCGCTTGTGGAAGAGGCTCAGCCGAAAGAGGAACCGGGATTTTTCCAGGAGGAGTAAAAAATGAATCCGATAACCAGACAAGAATATTACCTTGCGAAGATTGCAGGGACATGGGACGGAAAGACTCCCGAACCCATAACGATTGAGGAATACTATCTTGCAATTATGACGGGAGACTATTCCGGGAGCGCACCACAGCCAGTCACAAGACTGCAATACTACATGGCAAAAGCGGCAGGAGTTTGGAGCGGGAACACTCCGAAACCAGTAACGCGTGTTGAGTATTATTGGTCGGCGATTGCTAACGGCGGCGGAAATGTCCCAGAACCTGTGACACGAGAGGAACATTTGCTGTCCATAATCGTTGGTGCACATGGTTCCACCGTTGCATATGTTTCTGGAAATCCCATAATACTCACGGATGCCAAAGACAATGCAGAATTAAAAGGGCTGAGAATCTTCGGAAAATCCATACAAAACGGCGACCCCAGCCTGGAATCCCCAGTGCCGATTGTCAACGCGGGAGACAAGGGTGATATTAATGTTAGCGTGAGTGGGAAGAATCTCATAAACATCGGCACTGTAACATTTAACCAATATAAAAGTTTCTCAATAAATATACCTGCTGGGACATATACACTTTCCGCCAGTGTCGAATCTAATGATACCGATGGCGATACATGTCTTGTTATGCTTCTAAAAAATGGGAAAAATGTAAAATCAGTTAGTATTCGTAGAGGTAATCGCTCATCAGCTATTATTACTCTTAAGGATAACTGCGATGAGATAATTCTATATGCGTCATTCGGATTTAATCAATCAACTAATGACACTGCAACTTACACGGATGCACAATTGGAATATGGTACAGCTGCCACAGAGTATGAGCCTTACAAACCAGCCCAAACCCTCATCATTCCCACTCCCGGCGGTTTGCCAGGGATTTCGGTTTCTTCCGGCGGTAACTATACGGACGAAAACGGTCAGCAGTGGGTGACGGATGAGGTGGATTTGGAAAAGGGCGTATACATAAAGAGGATTGAAAAGATTGCATCTTATAACAATGAGTCGATTAATGGACCATATATATCTGAGACTGGGGAATTAACTGTTGGAGCAAGAGTCTTGTTTGCACTTGATGCTTCGGTAGAGACTCCGCTCTCACCCGAAACCATTGCCACGTATAAGCAACTCCATACCTATGCTCCTACAACCACGATAATCAATGATGGAGGAGCGGGAATGGAAGTGGGATACATACAGATTTAATAGGGAGGAGTAAAACATGAGAGAAGAAACTATGGTTTTTATGACATCAGATGATGTTCTTCAAGCAATCTTTGAATATCTGGATGCAAGAAGTATAGATTGTAGCGATGGATGTATAGACATTTGCTCCTTCACACGAAATGGCGAGTTTGATTTTGAATGTAAGATAACCGGAGCAAAGAAAAAACATGCTTGATCCTCATTGTCTCCAGCAAATAGCGGACGGGGCGGAAAACATTGCCTCCCAACTCCATGAGTACATAATTCGCCAGATTGTAGACCGCATGATGATACGCATCGGGCGAGGGGACGATTATCTCCTTACCTCCTCCGATGCGTGGCGTATCCAGGTGTTACAGGACAGCGGATACCTTTTACAGGACATCACGGCGGAGCTGGCAAAGTACACAAAGCGGCAGGAGAAGGAAATCAAGGCGGCTATGGAGGAGGCCGGAGCCAAGGCCCTGGAATACGATGACAAGATATACCAGGCCGCTGGGCTGTCTCCTATGCCGCTGACACAATCCCCGGCACTGATCCGGCTCATGGAACGGAACTACAATGCCACCCTGGGGGAATGGCGGAACATGACCCGAAGCACCGCAGAAGCCGCACAGAGGCTGTTTCTGAACGAATGCGATTTTGCTTACAATAAAGTCATGAGCGGGGCCACAAGCTACTCACAGGCCGTCAGAGAGGCCGTGGAGGCCGTTGCAAGCGGCGGAGTATATGTGGACTACCCTTCCGGTCACCGAGATACCATAGAGGTCGCCACAGCGCGGGCCGTGCGTACCGGGATAGCCCAGGCCGCCGGAGATATATCAATCAAGCGCATGGAGGAAATGGACTGGGATATCATCCTTGTGTCGGCTCACATCGGGGCCAGAACGGGGGACGGCGGGCAGAATCCGGGCAATCATCTGTGGTGGCAAGGACAGTTTTACAGCCGGACCGGGCGTGATAAACACTTTCCAAACTTCTATGAGCGGACAGGGTACGGAACTGGTGTAGGTCTTTCGGGGTACAACTGCCGCCATTCGTTCGGATCTGGGGATGGTGTGAATAATCCGTATGCCGACATACAGACCGCTGATAATGTCCGCGTGGAGAAACTGGAGCAACGCCAGCGCGCCCTTGAGCGTCGTGTCCGCAAGACAAAGCGGGAGGTCATGGGGCTACAAGAGGCCGTGGATAAATGCCAGGACGAGGCGGCAAGGTTTGAATTGCAACAGACCCTTGACCGAAAATCCTATCTCCTGTCCCGGCAGAATAAAGCATACAATGAGTTTTGCAAAGAAAACAGTTTGCGGCCGCTTTCAGAACGCCTCCAGATTGCAAGATGGAACCGCGAACAGGCCGCAAAGGCCAGAGGGGCGGCACGGCGGTATCAGAATGCGAAAGGGGAATGATTATGCCAATTATGATACAAGGGATTATAGCAGCGAATCAAACCAATGCAATTAGGCGGAGGAGAGAAGAAGAGGAAGAAGAAAAACGCAAGCGGAAAAAGGACAGTGAAGAAAGGGAGCGCAAGAAGTGAGCAGATGGAAAAAATTCAATCCTAATCCTAGCGCCAGGCGAGTGGGCGATTGCGTTATCCGGGCAATATGCAAGGCCCTTGACATTGACTGGGAGACGGCGTTTTCCGGCGTGATGGTCAAAGCCTGTCAGCTATCGGATATGCCGTCTGCCAATGTTGTTTGGGGAGCATATCTCCGGGATCATGGATTCCGTCGGAACATCGTGGACGACCACAGCCAGTATGTGTACACCGTAGACGACTTCTGCCGGGATCATCCGGTGGGAACTTACATCCTGGCTATCGACGGCCATGTGGTGTGCGTACAGGACGGATTTTATTGGGACACATGGGACAGCGGACAGGAGATACCGATTTATTACTGGGAGAGATAATATGAGTAGATGGCTAGAGCAACTTCCGGACGGAACATACAAAGTAGATGTTTATGACAAAGAAGGCTGTAAATATTTCTGTAATGAAGTATGTTGTAATGACCAGTGCAAAATGTGTTGTGACTTTCCGGACCCAGACGAGGATTGTAAAATATGCCAATATTTTGAACCGGAGGACTGATACATGGACGTAATGGAGACAGTACAGACGATACTTGCAATTTGCGGAGGTATTTCCGTTATTGGCGGTGCGGCGGCGGTGATCCACAAGTGGATTGCTCCGGCGGTTAAACTAAATGACCGGGTGGAGACACTGGAAAGACACGACAAAAGAGATTATGAGGCCATGCAGGAAATCAGAGAAAGAGACAGCCTCATCATGGAAACGCTGGTGACTATGCTTAACAGCCAGATATCCGGGAACAACGTGGAGCAGTTAAAAAAAACGAGAGACAAGCTCATTTCCTATCTGGCACAGACGCAGTAAGGAGAATCTTTTTGAAGGTATATGATTTCACGGTGCCACAGCTGGCATATTACGAAGAATTTTGCAATTTCAGCCCACAGGAATCCGCGCTTTTTGATCTCAGAAAGAAGGGCGTACCTCTGGAACAATGTGCGGAGATTATGCACTGTGAAATGACAAATGTCAAGAAGATTAGCCGAAGAGTAAATAATAAGATTATACAGTTGACAGACAGTAAACGCATGAATGAGTGGATAAACAAGGTTTACTGGCCAAAAGTAATTAACAGGGAATAGTTTTTATGCTATTCCCATTTTTCAGAGCAATATCCGATAGCTTGAGGGATGGAGTAATTTTCGCCTCCACATCTTTGTGTTAGAACATAGCGACAGTCTTTCCAGCCTATTCGACTATCATCACCCAGTATTTCACTTAAGGATAAATCCTCAAAAGATATAAGCCCATGCCATTCTGCTAAAATGTTATTGAACATCTCTTCTTTTGAATTGAAAACTTTCTTTTCTCTCATTGCTTCTTCTAATCCTCCGCGATGAGGCCGATAGATAAACATAATATAGTCCTCCTATTTTTTAGAATATAATAGCACTTTTTATATACTTTTTAAAGCCTTTAACAGCACTTTAAGAGCCTGTCAGAGGCTTATTTTTTATGCCATAATTTAGTCATACAAAGTCATTGATTTAGTCATAGGAGGGACAGGCATGGCATTACCATACACGCCTGGATATGGGTACAATCCATATCAGTTTGGGCAAATGAATCCATTACAGCCGCAAATGGACCGGCTGGCGCAGATGCAGGCCCAGTATCAGCAACCGCAGCAATCCCAGCAAGTAAACCAGGGGATTTTGTGGGTCCAGGGCGAGGCGGGGGCCAAGTCGTATCTTGTGGCTCCAAACACAAGCGTCCTTCTGATGGATTCCGAAACTTCCAATTTTTACATAAAGACCACAGATGCCGCCGGGATGCCGACGCTCCGGACGTTTGCTTATAAAGAGGTTGTTTTGGGCTCGCAGGAGCCGCAGAAACAGGCCGAAATAAATCTGGACGATAAATATGTTACCAGACAGGAATATGACGATTTACGGGGCAAATACGAAGAATTGTACAGCTATCTTGAATCGGCAACAAAGCCAGAAGGAGGTAAGCATGGCGAATCCATTGTTTAACGCTTTGAATGGTGGGGGCCCATCTGGAATGATGGAACAGTTCCAGCGTTTCCGGAAAGAAATGGAAGGTAGGAACCCCAATGAGGAGATCAATAAACTGTTACAGTCTGGCCGGATAAGCCAGCAGCAACTTAACCAGGCCCAGCAGATGGCTCAACAGATGCAGGGCGTATTCAAAGGCTTTTTTAAATAGTACATAACCGGGTGCACACGGTTTGTAAATATCATAATCGGAGGAGATTATTACTATGACAGACGGATTAACTGCTTCTGATGTTGCCGTTTTAACTGGCGGCACAGGGAGAAATGACGGCTTCGGTGGAGATTGGGGAGCCTGGATCATCCTTTTTTTAATTTTCGGTATGTTTGGCTGGGGCGGCTTCGGCGGCTGGGGCGGAAATGGTGGAGGCGCAAACTCTCCGGCATTCCAGGGATATGCAACCCGCGCTGATATCGACGCGGCACTGTCCACACAGGGAATCGAAAACGGTATCCAGAACCTTTCCGGTCAGCTTTGCAACGGCCTTGCTGGTGTAAATGCGAATCTGTCCAATCTGGGTTATCAGATGCAGCAGTGTTGCTGCGACACCAGAGAGGCAATCGCTGGCGTAAACTACAACATGGCAGCCCAGACCAACATCCTCCAGAATACCGTAAACAACGGATTCCGCGATGTGATCGAGGCGCAGAATGCCGGGACCCAGCGTATCATTGATCTGTTCACGCAGGACAAGATCCAGTCCTTACAGACTGAGTTACAGTCCGCACAGCTTCAGCTGTCCAACAATGCACAGACCAACAGCATTATTAATGCGCTGAGACCTACACCGGTACCCTCTTATCCGGTAATGTCCCCGTACACATCCATCATCAACCCGACAGGCTTTAGCTTTGGCGGCGGATGTGGTTGTAATACAGGATGCGGATGCTAAAACTGCATATTGAGTATCTTCGTAGCGTTTTGCTATGATGTTCGGCTGATGCCGTTATTACGCAGATGGACAGGCCGCAAAGCCTGTCCTTTTGCGCAGAAGGGAGAATATTATGATTGAGTTAGTAAATACAGCGCCAGTCACTGTGCCGATGGGACAGTCAATCCCGTTTTCGGTGGTTGCCACAAAGGGCGGATGTGCAGAAAGGCACAGGGCCGGGAGCGCACAGATCACGCTTGCGAAGCCCGGTAGATATCTGGTTACATTTTCCGGTAATGTCGCAGTACCGACCGGAGAAACGGTAGGAGAAGTAGCCCTGGGAATCGCCAGAGACGGAGAAATCCTCGGCGGGACGGTCATGCGCGCTACTCCGGCAGCCGTAGAACAGTATTTTAATGTATCGTCCCAGACATACGTTGACGTGTTCTGCGGATGCTGCGAAAACGTTTCCGTTAAAAACGCCGGAACGATTCCGGTCCTGGTAGACAACCCGAACATTACAGCTGTCCGGGTATGCGGTTAAGGAGGGCAGACCATGAGTTATAAATTAATGCAGAATATCCGGGAGGAACTGGATAAAATCGCGGAAAAGGGTCTGAACACAGGGAACCTTGAAACCGCATACAAACTTATCGACATGCTGAAGGACATGGAGAACGTTGAATACTGGAAATGCAAAGAGGGCTATTACAATGCGGTCCTTGACGAGATGGAAGGCAGCCGTGGCCAGAGCGATTACAGCGAGAGACGGAAACGTGACAGTATGGGACGGTACAGCCGGGAGGACGGAAGAACCATGCCGGACTATGAAAACGGGTCCTCTTACGCCCGCCGTGGCGAGCATTATGTAAGAGGCCATTACAGCCGGGCCAATGGTGCCAACGACCCGTATGCTGAGTATATGGACAGCAAACAGTCTTACCGTAATGGTAAATCCGAGGACTGCAAGCGGCGTATGCTGGCCGCCCTAGAGGAGCACATGGATGCACTGACGGAAGAACTGGGAGACCTGTCAAAAGATGCGGACTGTCGGGAAGAACGGGAGACCATATCTCGTTATATGGACAAACTGCGTAAGATGATGTAAATGAGGGCGGTGGGGAGACTCACCGCTTTTTGAAAACGAAAAAACGTGCTGAGAGGTAAAAATGGAAAATGTGGTAAAATAGTATCAAGGAAGCAATATGACATTTATAGTATGGATTTGCATAACCCCGCGCAAGCCATACTTTTCCAATATTTGTTACATACCTCCTTTCAGATGAGTTGCGCACAGCCTTAACGGAAGGTTGAAAATGCGGTTCGATTCCGTCTGTGTGCAATCCCGCGAAATGCAATCGTGGGACTCTTCATTCTCAATGTAATTCCAGCAATCGTGAAAGGCATACAGCCGGGTTCGAGTCCCGGCACACGATGTAGGCGCATTGTTGAGACGGCGCCGATCATTACGCTTTTCGCCCGGTTCGCTACCCCCGGGCGTTTTTGGGAAATAGCTCAGTAGGTAGAGCGGCGGCCTTATAAGCCGCGTGCCAGAGGTTCGATTCCTCTTTTCCCAACTACCTCGCCCGTGGTTTATCGGGCTTAATCCATACCGCTGACGGGCGGTTAATTAATCACGTTTAGGAGGATAAGAATGCAGAATATCGAAGCGATTTTGACAGAACTGGGAATTGAAGTTCCGGCAGACAAGAAAGAAAACCTTACAAAAAAGGTGGCAGAGAATTACATCACGAAAGCTGAACATGAAAAGAAGCTGGGAAAGGTTGAGACCGACCGGGACACCTGGAAGGAGAAGGCCGAGACGGCAGAAACCACTCTGAAAGGCTTTGAAGGTGTTGACCTGGACACTATGCAGAAGGAACTGTCTGACTGGAAAAAGAAGGCTGAGGATGCCGAGAAAGATGCACAGGCGAAGCTGTACGAAAGAGATTTTGCGGACGCTTTGAAAACAGAGTTTGAAGGAATCAAATTCTCCAGCGAAGCAGCAAAAAGAGCCATCATGGCGGAGGTCAAGGATGCTGGGCTGAAGCTAAAGGATGGAAAGATTCTCGGGCTGAATGACCTTATTGCCCAGATGAAGGAAAAAGATGCTTCGGCGTTTGTCGATGACGAGCAGATCAAAGCGCAGCAGAACGCGGCGAGATTTACACAGCCCATAGGACGCGCACAGCCAGCAGGAGGAAAGAAGTACACCATGTCGGAGCTGATGAAGATGAAGAATGAGAATCCGGGGCTGGACATTGAACAGTATATGTGAAAAGGAGAATACAAATGTCACTTTTTGACCAGAAGAATTTTAACGGAGAAGTATTTGGGAAGTATGTTGACCGGGTGAAGAACCTCAACCGCAACGAACTTCTGAAATCCAGCGCAATCGTTGAGCACTCAGAGTATGCAAGTATGCTTCCCATGCAGACAGGTGGCAATCTGATTACAGTACCTATTAAGGCGAGAATCGGCGGCACGCCGGATAACTATAACGGCTCTACTGATATTAAGAGCGACAGCCGTGCAACTTACACGCACAGCCGGGTAGTAGTAGGAAGAGCGCATGGATGGACGGAGAAGGATTTTTCTGCGGATATTACAGGAGAGGATTTCATGCCGGCAGCGCAGGAGATTGCTGAGTATTGGGACGATGTTGACCAGAAAACGCTTCTTTCTATCTTGAAAGGCGTGTTTTCGATGAACTCCAAACAGGCTGAAAAGGACTTTGTTGCGAAACATACGTCCGATATTACCCGCAACGCAGACGCGAACGTGTTTAGTGAGACAACTTTGAATAATGCCATTCAGAAAGCGCTTGGTGATAACAAGGCTAAATTTTCGCTTGCAATTATGCACTCTATGGTAGCCACGCATCTTGAGAATCTTAAACTATTGTCTTATATGAAGCAGACAGACGCAAACGGGATTGAGCGCGACCTTACGCTCGCAACACTGAACGGACGTGTTGTGTTGATTGATGACAATATGCCGACGGCAGAAATTAAGGAAGGATATGTGAGGGCGAAAAGCACGAGCAATGGCGCGCTTAAAGTTGTAAATACATCGCCTAATGCTGGAGAGGTACAGAATACAACTGTGCAAGAAGATATTTCAGACATTGAAGAAGGTGAATATGTCGTGCTTCTTCCCGCAGGGACGGCTTATACGACCTACGTCATGGCTACAGGTGCGATTGAGTATACCAATGTAGGAGCAGATGTTCCATATGAAATGGATAGAGACCCGGCGAAAAATGGCGGGGAAACAACATTGTATTCCAGGCAGAGAAAGATTTTCTCTCCCTATGGCATTAGCTGGAAGGGAAACGCACTTTCTCCCACGGATGCGGAGCTAGAAGCAGGAACCAGTTGGACGATTGCGAATAGCAATGAAAGCTCGAACGAAAAATGGTTCCCGGAAAAAGCCATTGGTATCGCACAGATTATAACAAGGGGATAAGAACGGAGGCCGACGGGATGGCATACACCACATTTACATTTTACGAGCAGACCTATCACGGGAATGTCGTCCCGGCGGAGGACTTTGACCGTATCGCAGACCGCGCCAGTGACTTTCTGGACACTATAACCTTTGACCGATTGGATGACGGCTTACCGTCCAACGAAAGGGCGGCGACAAGGGTGCAGAAGGCCGTGTGCGCGGTCTGCGACAAGCTATATCAACTGGAGCTGGCAGATAAACAAGCGCTGTCTGCGGCCGCTGGAGGGACATCATCTGGCGGGCCCGGTGCTGCGGAGGGAGTAGTGACATCCCGCTCTGCTGGCTCCGAATCAATCTCCTATGCCTCACCGTCCGAAATGGCAAACGGCGCGAAAGCATGGAGCACGGTCTACCAGGCGACGGGGGATGCACAGGCAACCAATAAAAACCTGGAGGATACGGCAAGGCTGTATTTGACGGGGGTAAGAACCGACGAGGGAGTGTTACTGCTATATGCAGGATTGTAAAGTGAATATCCTTGGAACCGAATATGAAATAAAGTTTGGTAATGAGGAAAAATATCCTTCACTGGAAGGGCTTGACGGATACTGCGATTCCTCGACAAAGGAAATCGTTGTGGACGATATGAAAAAAAGCGAGGGACAGGTTGGAGCGAAAGGAAATCTGAGGGACTATCAGAAAACCTGTCTCCGGCATGAAATCATTCATGCGTTTATGGAGGAATCCGGGCTGTCCAACAACTTTGAACACAAAACAATCGGAATTGAAGAAACCGTGGTGGACTGGTTTGCTATTCAGTCCCCGAAGATTTTCAAAGTATTCAAGGAATTGGACTTACTCTGATTCCGGAAAGGAAAGTAAATGGAAACATTGTTTGCGAACATGACCACCATTCTGGCGGTTATCGGCGCACTGGCGTTCATGGTGTCGGTCATTACACAGGTGTTTAAGGGTGTAGGCGTGCTTGCCAAGATCCCGACAGATATCCTGGTGTTTGTCCTGTCCATCGGAATGACAGTGACCGCCTTTGTGGCGTATATGCAGTACATCCAGCAGACGATTTTGTGGTACATGATCCTGGCGGCGGTTCTGGCGGGATTTCTGGTCGCCTTTGTGGCGATGTATGGCTGGGAGAAATTTGCGGAATTATGGAACAGATTTAAAAAGATGGAGTAGCACATGAACTACCGAAACAGCCGGAACTATGACAACCTGGAACGTCGGATATTTGATGGAGTGGGGGAGTACGGCATACCGCAGATAGAGCCAACAGCCTATGAAGGCGGCTGTGACTGGATTGGATTCAATTATGCGAAATCCTGTAAAAATCCATCTGAAAAGGGCGTCCATTTCTTCCTTGATGATTATATTTTCCTAAGGTTATGGACGTGCATTGACCGATACATACCGATGTTGCAGAAATTCCGCTATGTAATGTCCCCGGACTTCTCCACATACACTGACTTTCCCAAAGCTATGCAGATATATAACCATTACCGGAAACACTGGTGCGGCGCATACCTGCAAGAGGTAGGAATACAGGTTATCCCGACCATCTCATGGAGTACACCAGATTCCTTTGAATGGTGTTTTGACGGCGAGCCGGAGGGCGGTACTGTGGCAATATCGTCCGTCGGATGTATGAATGGTAAGGAATCAAAAGCATTATTCCTGGCCGGATACAATGAGATGGTACGGCGATTACACCCGGAAACCATTATCTTTTATGGCTCCGTGCCGGATGAGTGCATGGGGAATATTGTGCGAGTTAAAGCATTTTATGAAAAATTCAAAGAAGCCGTATGTGCTGACTTTTAAGGAGGGGATACCATGTACAGCGATATTCCCTAATTCAGAAAGGCTCATGTCGGGAGACAGCAGTAAGTCCTTTCCACAAAAAGGAGATGGATTTATGCCAAGGCCTACTAGGGACTTAACGGGACAAAAATTTGGAAGATTAACCGCAATTAAAAAGATAGATAAACCAGGGCAATCAAAATGGATATGCGTGTGTGATTGCGGAAAGCAAATTGTTGCAGCTTCAAATAATCTTCTGCGAGGAAATACGAATAGTTGCGGATGCTATCAACGCGAAAGAGTATCAAAAGTCAAGAGGATTCATGGAGAAAGGAAAACGAGACTTTATACAATTTGGGTTGATATGAGAGCAAGGTGTTCAAGAAAAAGTGAGCCTTCCTATAAAAATTACGGAAAACGAGGCGTTTCAGTATGCAAAGAATGGGATGACTCGTTTTTGAAATTTAAGGAGTGGGCCATTGAAAGTGGGTATTCGGAAAATCTTACCATTGACCGCAAAGATGTAAACGGAAATTATTGTCCTGAAAATTGCAGGTGGGCCACGGCGAAAGAGCAGGCAAATAATAAAAGAACAAATCTGTATATAACCATTAATGACATAACACATACTGCGAAAGAATGGTGCGAAATCAATGGGATAAAGTATGGTACAGCGATGAAAAGGCGAGAGCGTGGATGGCCGTTGGAAAAAGCGGTGTCTTTCAGAGGAAACGGCAGAATGAAAGGAGGATCTGGAAATTTTTGATTCGACTATAACAATATTCAATTTTTACGAATCCAGCACTGCCGCCATCTGGTATCCTCATGTGCTTTCCGGGGTGCATCTGGAGACAGACCGGGGGCAGATCATGAAACTGTACGGCCCCGACAGCACCGATAATGCACAGTTACACATTCCATATGTGTATAAAGATGGGAAAAGAGTGGTAGTTGACGCCTCCGGGAAGGAACTGCCGTGGCTGCCGCCGAAGGAATGGCGGAAACAGGTGAATGACCTGTTGGACGACAGTATCACATTCAACCCCGCCACGGATTTTTTTATGGCGGGTGCATGGGACGGAGAGGGCCCCGTTGATGATTCGGATTATACGGACCGAAGATATGAAGGTTTTTACGCCTTCATGAATGCCGAAAAAGACTTTGTATATCTGATTTCATCTGTGGGCGGCCCATACAAGGTGATTCCACACTTTGAAATTCTGGGGAAGTGATGATATGGCGAGAAGCAAGATTAAGCATTTTAAGGGCTTTTCCGTGGTTGACGGAGATATCCGGGTCAAGCTGGACATGCACCGATTTGAGAAACAATTTCAAGATGCTCAATGGCAACTGGATGGGAATGTAATGAGCAGTATGGAGCCGTTTATGCCAAGGCGGGACGGTAGTAATTTTATTAACACAACCAGAGCGGCCAGCGCAGCCATACAGGGATCCGGGGAAGTATATGCGGCTTATGCTCCACAGGGACGTTATTTATATATGGGAAAGGTCATGGTTGATAGAGACACTGGAAAGGGTCCATATAAAATATCGACAGGCCCCGGCGGGGAGTATGTTTTGCGATTCCGAAAAGGAGCAACGTTAGTACCAACCAACAGACCCCTTAAATATAGCTATCCCAAGGCACAGTCCCACTGGTTTGATGTGGCAAAAGAAAAAGACGGAAAGACCTGGGTAAAAAATGTGAAGAAAACAGCGGGAGGTGGTAAGCGTGGATAACGAATTGAAGCCCATCGGGAAGGATGCCGATGGAGGTGATTACCTAAAAACGGCTGTCAAAATACTCTTAAACCAGTTCCCTGGCCTGTATCCAGACGAAGAAATAAAGTTTGAGGAACTGGGAGATGAGAGTGGGATTGCTTTTTCCAATGCTACCGGAGCACTTGTATACGCCAAGACAGAGGACGTTTTGGGCGGTGTCTATCAGACGTGCCAGTATCCTTTTTATGTCGTGTACAGGGCCTCTGGGAGTGCCAAAGAGCGACAGAAAATGAGCATACAAGAGTTTCTGGATACCCTGGGTAAATGGATATGCCGGGAACCTGTAACCATTGGACAAGATACATACAAACTGGATAGCTACCCAGAATTATCCGGGGGCAGAAAAATCACAGAGGTAAGTCGGGATAACTCCTATGGGACAGATCCACAGGAGAACGGTGTACAGGACTGGGTGATCCCGATAACTGTATCATACACAAACGAATTTGAGAGATAGGAGAATAAGAAAATGGCGAAATGGACCTATGCTGCCGGAGAGGCAAAAAGAAAAGATTTTATGGTGTTCTGGATCGTTGACGGATCCGACAATGTAACAGGCAAGGAAAACCTGGAGATCATCGGAAAAGGCGTGGAGGATATGCCGATTTCCATGAATGCTGAAACCGAGGAGAGCCAGGACGTACTGGGCAATAACAACTATGACATCACCGGATACGCCGAGAGTATGACGGTGGACCCGCTGAATGTGTCTGGCGAGAGTAAGTACGCACAGAAGATTGATGAGCTGATGGAGAACAGGGCTACACTGTCTGATCTGCACCTCAAATATCTCTGTGTAAAGAGATACAAAACTGATGAGAGCAAAAAAATGCGTGCCTGGATCCAGGAGGGCGTGGTGGAACTGGGTGACTTTGCTGGCGGCCTTAAGGGCGTATCTGCAACCCATACCGTGCACTACGTTGGGGACAGGATCCTGGGAGTAGTAGACCCGGCCACGATGGCATTTACGTCGGACGCCGCAGCCGCGATGGCGTTATAAGGAGGAAGCATGGAAAACATCAAAGTAAGCATTGAGAGCCCAGTAAAATATTACGACTTCGTGGACCAGCACGGAGAGGCGTTAGCTACTCTGCGGTTTGTCCCCACGGACATTGATATCATTGAGAGATACCGAGAGGCGTCTGTGGTGTTTGAAAAAATGCGTGATGAACTGGAAAAGGTCGAGAGAGATAAGCTCTCGGAAGATGAGGCTGTGGCTCTTAAAAATAAATATGCTGCTGAATTAAAGGAGCGTTTTGACGAGCTTTTCAAGGCGGACACTTCCGGCCTGTTTGATGTTGCAAGTCCGTTCACGCCGCTTGAAAATGGAGAGACATGGGCACTGGTGATTTTAAAAAGTGTCCAGAAAATCGTTGAAGAGGCAACGGGAAAAAGCTTTGAAGCCATGCAGAGTAAAGCATCAAAATATACCGAGAAATACCATGCGGGACCGGGGAAATACCCGTTCCCGACAAAGTAGTGGCGGCCTGGGATCTGCCGTATAGCCTTAACGTGGGAGGCGTGGACTATGAGATACGGGAGGATTTCCGGGCGGTACTGGACATCTTGACAGCGTTTAGCGATGACGAGCTGAACGAAAAAGAAAAGACCCAGGCCATGATAGAGATCCTGTATTATCCGGTCCTGCCTCCGCCAGAGGCATTGGAAGAAGCTGCTGAGGCTGCCAGATGGTTTATCGACTGCGGAATCACCCGGGAAGAAGAACAGCCCACAGCCCGCACAATGGACTGGGAACAGGATGCTGGCATAATCTTCCCCGCGGTCAATAAAATCGCCGGATTCGAGACCAGGGGCCGCCAGACGATACACTGGTGGACATTTTACGGCTGGTTTATGGAGATTGACGACGGACTTTTTTCCCAGGTACTTTCCATACGGCAGAAATTAGCAAAGGGCAAGAAACTGGAGAAGTGGGAACAGGAATTTTTGAGGAATAATCAGAAACTTTGCGAGCTTAAAGAAGCCGCAAACGGAACACAGGGAGACTATGAGTTTTTCGCTGAGTTATTGGGGCGAGGTGAGTAATTTTGAAGCCGGATGGAACCGTTGTAATTGATACAAAGATCAAAACTGATGGGGTAAAAGAAGGGACAGAGGACGTTGAGAAAACTCTGGTAAGTCTGAAGGACTCTTTGAAAATACTCCCCCAGGCTTTTAAGGATATCCCTAATATTGCGAAGCATGCTTTCTCGTCTGTGGCAAAGTCGGCCAAACAGACTTCTCCCAGGGTACAGAATTTACAGGACGAAATAGACCGGTATACCGATGCGTTGTATTACGCGGAGAAGGCTGGTTATGGGCTGGGAGATGCCCCGTATGATGAGGCATACAAAGGGCTTCAAAAGGCCAAACAGGCGGCAGAGGATTATAAAAGACAGTTATTAGGCGTTGATAAAACCCAGAAAAAAGCAGATAAAACAGAGAAAAAGTTTAATAAGTCATTAAAGGATACCAGTAAATCTGCGCGTGGCGCTCGAATGAGTATCGGGCGTATGCTTGCCACCTCCATTCTCTTTAGCACCGTATTCCGGGCCATATCTATGGTCACAGCCGGGCTTAAGGAAGGAATGGACAACCTGGCGCAGTATTCGGATGATACGAACCAGGCCCTCTCGATTTTAATGTCAGCTTTGACCCAGCTTAAAAATGCTTTTGCGACAGCATTTAGTCCGCTTATAGAGTTTGTGGCTCCGGCCCTTGCCCAGTTTATCAATCTTTTGTCCCAGGCTGTAACCTGGACGGCGCAGCTTTTGGCAGCGCTTACCGGGAAGGATACGTTTGTTAAGGCGGTAAAAGTACAGCAAGATTATGCAGATAGCCTAGATAAAACAAAGGATGAAACCGAAGAGGCGGCGGATGCGACAGAAAAAAGTCTGGCTCCTTTTGACCAGCTTATCCAGCTCACACATAAAAAGAAGGACAAAGATAAAAACGAATTAAAGCCGGAGGACATGTTTAAAACCGAAGTGGTATCCAATGAGATAAAAGCCCAGGTTGACGCGATCAAGGATACAATGGATTCGATTAAATCAAGGCTTTTGGAGATGAAGGACATTTTCGCTTCGGGTTTCTGGGAAGGACTTGGAGATTATAAGCCAATCTTAAATGAGATCTCAAAAGACTTCCAGAGTATAAAGGATCATCTGAAATCCATTTTTACCGATGCAGAAGTAATGGAGTCGGCGAATCGTATGGTAAACGCATTTGTTGACATGGCGGGAAAAATGGCTGGTGCAATGGTAAGCGTTGGATTGACGATCGCTGCGAACTTGATCGGAGGATTTGAAAGTTATCTTTCAAATAACACAGAAAGAATAAAGGAATGGCTTATCACTGTTTTTGATGTGACATCAGAGATATACACATTATGGGGGGACTTTTTTGTAGCATTTGCCGATGTATTTAGTGTATTTGCTTCTCAAACAGCACAGGATATAACGGGCCTTATTATTCAGATATTCTCAGATTTGTTCATGGGATTTACCGAGTTGGTGGCTAAATTCAC